GTCTTGATTCTGGACATCGAATGAGATATTAACATCAATGCTCTCGTCCTCTGGGGACTTGTAGATAACTAGCTCGTCTGGGTAGCCAGTCACTCGGAAAAACTTTTCATCGGGTCCAAACACTAGAAAGGACTTGTATGCTAGCTTCAGTATACTGGAGCAGTGCGTAAGAAACTTGTCAATAAAGAACTGTTGGCGTTGCATACTTAGTTGGCTATCTTCATTGAGCCCAACTAGATCCATTGCTTCCTGTTGAACATACTTCTCTAACTGGCTAGCAACAGTTGAGGTATTTGGAACATTCATGTACTCAAACTTCTCATTTGCACGAACACCGATCCACGCACCAGCACCCATCTGAGCTGGTGGTCGTCCGACTGGGTGTAGTAGTGGGGGTGCAACAGCCAAAGCCATTTGATCACTCCAGCCATCACGCAGTGTCTTCATTTGCTTTTGGGGACCACGAAGCAGATCGCCAAAAGTGTTTACATCATAAATGCGTTTACCAGCGTTGCTCAGACGAGTTAAGATAAATGGATACTCATCATATCCAGATAGCAATTCATTGCTTAGGTAGCCAGTAGTGAGTCTTGGATTCCACACTGTCAGGTAGATTCCCTCTGAATTGCTTTTCTCATCAATGAGCCTACGGTAGGTATATACAACCTCAATCAGATCCTTGGAGTCCACCATGCCAGACATACCATACGTTGATCCCCCTCGTGCTTGAGAGGATCGCAGCGAGCTGTATGTAGTCTGGTTCATGCCAGAGTAGTCAAAGCCACGGTAGTTCTCGATGAGTTCCTCTGCGACTTCTGCATCCCATCCTTTGTTCTCTACACAGTTTTCAATCTCTTGGGGAGTAAGAAACGCACGCATATGAACTCTGGGTGCTCGCTGAATGTCCGTAACATACGCTGGGATAATAATATCAATATCAGCGAACTTTGTTTCCACAAAGGGCCGCGATACATCTTTCTTGGCTACTGGGATCTTTGCTACACCAAAGTCGCGGAGTTCACGCAGTGCTTTTTTTGCCTTAGGAATATCGACATAATCAAACATATCGGTCATCATGGCAATTGTCTCCTCATCTCGGTTTTCATCCGCAAGAAGATCATATAGCTCTGGTGCGACTTCCTCAATTAGTGATAAGTTAAACTCTTCGTCATGTGTTCTGGATTTTATTTCCCAGTCTACGTACGTAATAGCAATACCCTTTTCTAGTAAATTGTTTGCTGCTGTCTCGCACTCCGAACGAAAGTCGCGGATGTAGGAGTTCTGCATATACTTCAAGAAGGATGAAACTATTCCAGCCTTCTGCATATCCGAGGATTCCGTTGGGTACGCACGGATGTTACTCTTAGCCAAGGCATTCATCATTAGCCCAACATACGTAGAGATGCATTGCTCAATGAGTCTTACTTCAGTATCCGATGCACCGTCCCAAGGGAATGCATTTTCCCCAGTCTTAGTTAGCTGGCTATTCTTACCAACCCATTCAGCATTTCGATTATTGTAGCTATCTTGGCACTGAGATACGTATGAAGAAAGTTCAGTAACATCGCTCTCGTAGTCACGCTTTAACTCATTGATATCTGGCTTGGACGTAACGTAGTAGGCTTCTAGTTCTTTGTCTTCCATAAATTGTGCATTATAACACGCTCTTATTTAGTTAATCTGATTTTTATGTTGTTTAAAAATATAGAATACCAATGGGGATCTCTGGCTATCATGTCAAGGAAATCACACAGTGGAATCTCCTCATGTATGTCGTGCTGACACCTATGAAGTATCTCCCAATCCACAAATGCACTTGAGTGCTTAGACGCGAACTTCTTTAATTCTTTGCTCTCGCTGGAACTCTCGCTTATAGATAATTTCATGCCTGTAGAACTTTTCATTGTTTTTCTCGACCTCCTGTGCCTTGAACACTAGTTGCGGGCGAATAGCATCCAAGTGCGTTGACGGGATGGATACTCTAATTTTACGCACGGGCTTTTCTAGTAGCTTGCAGTACCAGAATAATCTATTGGGGGTGGAGTGCAGTGCCTGAACCCGAACGAACTTGGGCTCAATGATTGCATCATCCTTCTCCTTGAAATACTCAGCTATCTTAGCTACTCCGCTCTCCGTGAGTTCCTTGGTCTTCTCGCAGTAGTCCTCTGCATTGCAGAGCTTTTTACGTAGTACGCCAATCTTGGGTGCTGATACCCCGTATATTTCAGCTAATTTCTTTTGTTTCATTAGTATCCTCCTGTTGTTCTGGTCTGCTCAAAGTCAGTGTCCGTGTAGTGAATTGGGCCATCTCCAGCATTTGCCATTCGCAAATAGCGGATTAAATCAAAGAAGTCCTTTAGTGCCTCGTCTGATTTACCCTGTGCATTGTAGTTAATTAGGCTATCAATTAGATTCTCACAGGACTCATGAATAAAGCACTTGGGCATATTTGCGGCATCCAGCTCGTAGTTTGGATTATATGAGAACCATTCATCCAGTGCCTGTATTCCAATTATTTCGTTTCTACCATCGGAGGGAACAAAGTGGAAGTCAAATTCCGCAAAGGATGCAAAGAGATCCAAGTTGTTTTCATTCTCCCTAGCAAAGTATCTTGAGTCCCCAATGCGTTCAAATACCTCAATACCCATCTCCTCCTCGATCTCTTCAAAGAGAGCACAGTACCCCTGCACATCGTAACCTATCTTCTTGGCTGCTGGACCATACTTCCATCTTTCCCCAAACAACGCCCATTCTCCGTAGCTAGCTCGGTCTGGCCACTCCCTCATTATGTACACTTCCCCGAACTCATTTACTGCCGCCCATATAGCGGAGAAATTTCTGGCTCCCGCGGGGTCAACTACTTGGTAGCAGGTGAACTCCGACTTATCGGAAATGTCGGGGAACGTCATCCCATTGGCGTTCTCCTCATTACCTAGCACCTGCACGTCCGTTGAGAATAAGGGCAACAGGGATGTAATGCTCTTTACTGGAATACCGTAGGCACGTACACGAATCTCTTCGTCTGGTCGTCCCAATAGATCCTTTTTAATCCGCTCGTATCCCCCAAAGGGGTTTTCGTCGGAGTGCAAGTACACGATGCTTGCGTCCCTCATCGGGGAGTATTGAACCACGGGTACTTCTTCATTATCCAAGAGCTCCGCGGGGCGTGTAGCTAGGGTCCTGCAATTCTTGAGGTAGTCCGCAATGAAGGGAGTATATCCGTCAATGGGGGTAAATCCAAGTAGCATCTTGGAGTTCAGTGTAGCCAAGCGGAAGCGTAGGGTATTAACTAGAGCCGCATCACCCAGATATTCGTCAAGCCAACTGCCGATATTCAACTCTGGATTTCCCTTGAATCCAAACTGGAAGCCCTCTAGGATAGTTTGGTTGTTGCTGAACTGCGTGTACGTCTTGAAGTCCACACGAGTCCTAGTATCTGGGAAGATGAAGGAGGATGCAGTAAAGCCATTCTGCATAGAGAAGTTAATGTAGCCCTCAATGCTCTTGGTCTTCTTCTTGAACTCCTTGGGCATCATATCCCACACCGCCGATTGCTGCACCTTAATGGATGTATCTGCATTCTGTGAGAAGCACACAACATGACCGTCATTGTTCTGTGTCACGGCCTCCATCACTAGCTTGGCACACCCCGTGGTTTTGCCACTGCGATTTCCACCCAATGCCAGCACTTCATTGTAATCCCGTACACCGTCCCGAATCCTTGCCCAACCATCTAAGTCAAATCCGTGTCTAAGGGGATCCTCCTGTGATGCCCTTATAAGGCCCTCACGTGCCCTGTGAAGCTCTTCAAGGACACTGGGGTCACTCTGCCCTAGGATAAGTATCTCCTCGTCCGTAGGGGTCTCTACTAGAGGGTGCGGTGTGAATACTAGTTCCATTTATTTGTCGGACACTCCCGCCTCCTCGGTCACTTCAATTACCTCCACTTTCTTTAACTTTTCAATTCTATCCCTAGCGGCACTCAGGGTATCGTTGAAGTCATCCATCGTATACACCTGCTTCACATCCACTACATGGGATGCCTCGCCTCTGGCTGTCATTGCTTGCCTCTGGGAGTTTGCTTTAGCAATTGAGATTTCCTTTAGGTCCTTGAACTCTGGCTCGTACCCATTGTCGAGCTTTACTCTTAGGCCATCAATGACATCCTCCTCTAGGGACTCTAGGTTGACGTAACTCCTAGCGGAAAGCTGTCCCCCTAGCTCCCTAAAGGAGTTTGTGTGATCCGAGTAATCCACTAGCACCTGCACAATAGTGCTCCTAGAGATACCGTGCTTGCGGATCATATTCGTCTGCGAGCAACCCAGTGCGTGTAGATACAGTATCTTAGCTACCTTCTCTGGATTATGCCTAGACAGGCTTTTGGTCTTATGCACTTCCTTCTCCCTCTGTATCTCTACGATAGCATTGGAGATGCTTTGCATCAGTGCGTCTTTCTCTTTGTTATTATCCATACCCTATTTCATTTTTGCAACAGGACCCCTCTGGACCCTATTGCATTTTTGCAATAACCCATTGCAAATTTGCAACACCTATACCAGTATACATACAATATACAAATAAAGAGGGGGCTCTGGGAAGTTATCACTTCCCTATGGAGTCCAATGTTACTCTGGGTGTCAAGTTGAATGCGATATGAGCTTTGGAATTTTTTGTGGGGTGTCTTATATATATATGATGAAACGCGGACGCAACTCGATGAACCCCCTCCCCCCGTCTGGTGTGCCACTGCGTCCATGCCTAAGCGTCAAGATTCCGTAAGTCGTTGTATACCAATACTATGGACACCTTAGTGCTACGTAGCTAGCTACAAATGCTACGTGATTAGACTGAGAGAAGCGTGCTTGGTCGCTACATGAGTGGAATATATTGGTAGCAGTGTGGAAATGTATCACAGCACACCATCCACTATCTACCTAGCTATCTACCTAGCTATCTACCTGTCTTTATGGTGTTAATTTGGGGTCAATATAACTGTCACTTTAACTACACATTCGCTCCAGCCCAGTGCCAGTGCGGTATGGATGGGCATGAAAAAAAGTGAAAATAATGATCGCCATATCTAGCTACAGCTGATTGAATGCAGTCTGTTCTTTAGTTAGGTTGTCATTACGGTGGCAATCGAGGGTGGCTCACGCTACTCTGATTCATAGGAAATCGCAACTCCTACCCAAGCTCATTGAGTGATCGGGAAAGCGAAGGTTCCACTTTGACCATTGAGAAATGCGAGTGCCGACTGAGAAGTGCAGAGTTGAGAAGCGGATGTCTAGCAGAGTATGCCATGACCACATCCAGCCAAGACCAGCAAAGCACGGAGGATGGTGTTGGAATCCATCGACAAATAGTGAAACGCATTTCGGAGATGCGTAATCAGTGGGTGGCTCCACTGGTCTGATGATCTAGCCAACTAACAAAAAATACCAATAGATAACGATATGAATAACAATACGAAACTACGCCAATACCTAACAAGCAACAACGCATCCAGCACACTGGGCATAACTGGTCGCCAGATAGCAGATGCTTCCCAAGCACAACTCAAACAGTGGGTCACTGACTTGGGTGGTGATCCTGTGGCTGTCATGGGTGATAGCACACCAGCACCAGCACCAGCATCGACATCGACATCAGCATCGACAGAAGCAGAAGAAAAATGGCGTGCATTGCAGGATATACTTGGTGGTGGATCAGCATCCGTAGACATGGATAAAGTCCGCGATGCAGTGCAGGATGCAATTGCTAACGATGTGTCGCCAAGCCTAGAAAAAATGCAGAATCAAGTGGATGCTCTGGCTCCACTAGCTGACACACTGGACAAGATTGCGGACGCAATGAAGGGTGGGACATCCAACAGACTACCATTGGCTGTGGCTGTGGCATCTGGCAACAATCCTATACTGGAATTGATCCAGCCATATTACGACAGTGGATCAGCGAATCCAACCAAGGTGTGCATCTCAGCACCACCCAGCTATGGTAAAAGCTACAGCATCTCACTGCTGGGACAATCATACGATCATTGTATCACACATGGGTGCTCTGATGACATGGACGAATGGCATGAGATCATTGGTGGTGCGACACCCAGAGAAGATGGCAATGGTTTCATCGTATCAGATGGCAAGCTAGCTAACGCTGTACGATTAGCCAGCAAAGGTGAGAGCGTGCTATTCTTTTTGGATGAAGTCTTCCGCCTATCGCCCAAGGTCATGGAAAAGATGCTGGATTTCCTAGCACCACAGCCAGATGCGGATGGCATCAAACGCTATAAGTTAACGACCAAGCACAATGACAAAGGTGTGCTTGAAACTCTGACCTGTGATATGGACAATCTGCATATCATTTGTGCAACTAACCTATGCGAAGTGATTCCACCAGAAGCATTCAGATCACGATTCCTGTTCAAGCACGTGCAATTCGATTCAGCCATGGTCGCCAACATAGCTACCAGCGTAGCTACCAAGTTTGGTATTACTGATGCGGCTGATCTGGGTGGTCGATTCGCAATGGCAATGGAACGCAGTCGGGAGATGAAAGCCAGTGGACAACTGCTGACATCCTTGGACATCCGCAACCTTGAAACAGCTTGCACTCACAGCAGTGACAACACGGGTGCGAGTGTGCTGATGTGGATGTGTGCCAATGGTCTCGATGGTCTCAAAGCATGGGATTCAGACACGGGTGATATCACACTGGATTCCATCAATGGTGTCGCCGAGCTAGCTACAATGCTAGCGTAGCTAATCAATTAACTAACAAATCAAAGCATATATAAAAAAATGAAAACGATAATCAAAAAAGCAATCAGTACCTGCTCGCGTAAAATCGTAGGCAGACAGAAGGGTGGAGTGCTCACTCGCATGGTGAACGCAACTGGTAAGCGTTGCACCATCAGCATCGATGACAGTGTGCCAACAGCGTGCTGGTCATTCCAAGGCGACAAGCACGTCATCAAGGTTGGAACCAAGCTGGATACCATCTGCAACTCATCGACGAAAGCCAACGATGCCAAGCTTAAGAAGTTTGTCGAGCTGGTCATCCGACATGAGACAGAGCACGGTAGACTAACCTGCCGAGACACTGACGTAGCTGATCAACTTGAAGCACGCAACCTACCATTTCGCTTGTGGAATCTATTCGAGGATATCCGCATCGAATACGCCAGTGCTACACGCAAGGATGGCGATGGTGCATTCAGATGGGTCAACTACCAAGATGTGGATGCGGCATATAACTCTGCATCAGCACTACTATGGGCAATCAAAACCAATGAGGCTGGCATCAAGAAACAAGCCAGTGCATATGTCCCAAAGTGGATGGGTACTGAGAAGGTCATGGTCAAGGGTAAGGATCGCCTAACACGCTTGGTCATCCTTAAATTCTATCGCAGAGCGTGCGATGCACTGACCAGCCAATGCTTGATACCCATCGTGCAGGAGTGGGTGGAGCTATTCGGTAAGGAGATCGATCCAAAGTATTCGGACTCAGTGATCAATGGTAAGTCCGACGAAAAGAAGTCCGAACAGCCAACGATCAATCCCACTGGTCTGGACAAGATGAAAGCCGAATCCCAGCACACACCAAAAGAGCAATGGTATTCCAAGGAGTTGCCTATCAATGGTCAGCAAGTTGGTCGCATCGCTCGATGCATGAAGAGCATCGTTCAGTCAGCTAGGGTCACTCGCAATCGCCTAGCGTGCAATGGAACACGCTTGCACGCTAATGCGGCGATGTGCGGCAGTGATCGTGCATTCATCAATCGCAAGCGTAGCAATGGCAAGCGTAGCGTGACCATGATCGTTGACATGAGTGGTTCCATGCGTGATGCATGGGCATTGCATGGTGGTCGTGAGTTCGTGCTAGCATTTCGTGAGCTAGCTAAAAAGCAGTTGATCGATCTCAACCTAATCCTGTCGTGCTCATTCAATCACAAATGCAAGAGCTATGTGGTTCGCAAGGATGATACCGACAAGTGGGTCAATGATCGCTTTCCGTCTGGCAATGGCGAGGGTATCATGGCGTGCATGAAGACGCACATCGCCAAGATCAAGGCATCCACCACAACTGTTGTATTCACTGATAGCTATCTACGTGATAACGACATCGACACCAAGAGCTACCGCAACATGGGTATCAATGCTATCGCGGCTTACATCGAGCGTGAGCAATATGCTCTTGATTCGGGTCGCAAGCGGATGGATAAGCACTTCGGTCGCAGTGTGATCGCCAGTGATGCCAATGAGCTAGCTCAGCGTCTCCTCCGTGAAATCCTCAAGGACTAATCGTTATGAACTACAGAACAATGGAAGTCATAACGTATATCTTGATCATGCTCACTGCCTTCGTGGCGGCGGGCAGAGGTCAAACGCCATCGGACATCGTCGCTGCCACCCTCATCCTAGAGGCTGGCGGCGAATATGCCAGTGGGTCAATGGAAGCAGTGCATGAGGTGATCATCAATCGATCACTCAAGCGTAGCTTAACGCCATGGGATGTGTGCTTGGAGTACAAGCAATTCTCATGTTGGAATACTATGGACTTGGCTAGAGGGATAGCTATAGCTCAGAGACATCCGAGGTGGAGATCAGCCAAGGTGATCGTTGCATCCGAGGTGACGAACCACACACTGGGAGCAGATCACTACCATGCAAATTACTGCGAACCCTACTGGGCAAAGCACATGACAGTGACGGTCGTTATCGGTCGCCACATTTTCTACAGATAGATAGCTAGCTAGCTAGCTACAATACCAAACTGTTTGCGGATCAGTAAAACCGCCTTTAATAAAATGGAAACCACAATCGAAAAAAACCAATACGGTCAATTCAGCGTTTATCAATTCGGGGAATACCCGAAGGGGTCAGTGCTTGAGGGTCAAACCATGAAGCAATTCATGGATATGTATGACACTGTTGAACAAGCAAAGGCAGCTTATCCTCAAGCTGAAGAAGGCTACAGGGATGCTCACAATCACTTCGACCACCTACCAGACAATGGTGATAGTTGGTAGTAGCTAGCTAGCTACAATACCATTAACCAACACCAACCAACCAAATCAATACCATGAACAAACTAAGCAACACATACAAAAAACTAGGGATCGACTTCACTTTCCCTATCGAGATTAAAAACGCCAAAGGCAACCAAACCTACTTCGAGGACAGCTTTGGCTATCAGTGGAAGCGTGAATACAATGCCAAGGGCAGAACTACTTACTACGAGAACAGTGATGGATTCTGGAGAAAGCGGGAATACGATGCTAAGGGCAACGACACCTACTACGAGGATAGCGATGGCTATTGGTCGAAGCATGAATACGATGCCAAGGGCAACATAACCTACTGCGAGACCAGCAATGGTTACAAAGAAGGGACACCTCGCAGTCAATCTTGCGAAGGTAAGGTTATTGAGGATATTGCCCAACGCTATGCCAGAATTATCCTTATGGACAACCAATAAACACCAACCAACCAAATCAATACCATGAATAAAATACAAGCATATGTAAGAGCATCAAAATTCTACCTAACCGAAGAGCTACCACTGGACTTTTTCGAGCTAGACGAGCAAGAGGTGACGGACTTCATCCGAGACAACAGGTGGCAACCATTTGAAGACTGGGAGCCCCATGGCATCTGGGAGCTCATCGAAGACTTGGCGATAGATATGCTGAAGATTCAGCTAGCTACCGTAGCTACGCTCAAGGAGCCTGAGACCTGTGAGTTCTGCGACAGCCCTGACGTATTCCATTGCGGATTGTGCGAGGGTTGCAATTCGGATCAGTATTCAGACGGAGCACGGTGGTAATCATCTCAACTGTTTCCAAAATGGAAAAAACTCAGCTCGCATCCTTCGGGGTGCGGGCTTTTTTTGTGCCAAAAATTTCCTTCGGACGGCAATGCACTACTATGGACAAACTCCGCTCCTAACATTTTATAAAAAAACATTTGACACCCTATTACATATCTGCAATCTCATGCACTGAAGGGGGTGAAAGGGTTTCGATCCTAGATTATCTAGGACACGGGGGTTCAACTCCTCCCACCTCCACCATAACCAACCAACCAATAAAAATATGATACACGAAAAAACACACGGGGTATTCCACCACCCAGAAACAATTGTAATTGCAATTGGAAAAAATAACTGCATCAAAGAGCAATACTTTGGTCATCTATTGCAGGGCGAAAAGTATATTCTTAGGGATGAGCTACGAGAGAAACTTGAACCCGAAGAGATTAAAACTCCCAAGGAGCGAAGCAAGTCTGACATTCTGGACTTTATGATCAATGAAAACATCTCTTGGGATATCATTGGTCATCCATCAGAGGGCGATGCGGTTGTAGAGTTCTACAACGATGCAACGTCATTGATTATCTCATCCTACCCATACGAGGACAGGCGGTCAGTGCTTGAGGGTCTTGAGTTCATCATGGACATGAAGGAGTTATTGGGATAATTACCATGCTTGCATTCGAGGAAGACCACGCTGCAAAGTACGGGCTTAAGGAGGCAATCATCCTGCATAAAGTTATATACTACGTTTTACTAAACGAAAAAGATGGAAGAAACTACCACAAGGGAAAACATTGGACGTTCAACTCCAGAGAGGGTTGGCGTTCAATTTTTCCTTTCTTCTCCGATATGCAGATATGGAGAACCCTTAAGAACCTTGAGAAGCAATCCGTATTGGTTAGCGACTCATTTAATCGAATGGCTTACGACAAAACTCGTTGGTATAGCCTTTCTACTAGCATACTGAATGAAGTGAAGCAGGATAAGAGATGGACAAAAGCCGTTTACAAATCTGTAAAAGCCAGTAACAAAACTGCAACAACCCATAACAAAACTGCAACACCAATACCAGTATACAATAATAATACAATAAATATAGCACCCTTCTAATTATGAGCCATTTCTACAACTGCGACAACGAACCCTTTCTAACGAAAGCTGCAACACCATCACAAGCCAAGAAAATCGGTGCTTATCCATCGGTGACAACTGTCATGGGTATTATCAAGGATCCATTTTTGGATGGCATCTGGTCTCCAGAGCAATACATTAAGCTAGCTAGGGAATTTCCCGATGCTAGTCAGCGAGAGATTGAAACACGTAAGTATGGGATGCGTATTTCTCCCATTGACGGTGAAGAGATAACATCCTCTGAGTTCGGGACAACCGTTCATGGCAGACTGGAGGATCACACGAATGCTATCATAGCTAACAAGAAACCCAAGATGGACTCCGAATGGGATGAGTGGGCTGAACCCTTCATCAAATATATTAACGACGAACGAATCGAACCCGTAGCCAGTGAGTTAATTACTTGGGACGAAGAGATCAAGGTTGCTGGCTCAGTGGACTTCATTGGCAAGCTAACTGATGGTAAGTATTTCATGGCTGACTACAAGTGCCGTGACTGCAAGGGTCGCGGTGGTAAGTTCTACGAGAAGAAGGACTGCACTCAGCTAGCTATCGAGAGTTGGATGCTAGCTAGGATGTGGGACTTAGAGTATCTACCTACAATCATGAGTGTGTGCGTGGATATTAGATCCAAGAAGCATTATCACAAGGAGTGGACTTGGAAGCAAATGCAGAAGGGCATTGAACGCTTCAAGCTAACCTCCGAATTATATTGGATGGACTTCATGAATGTCTAGTGAAAGCCTATCTAATAAAGTATAGGGAGTTAGGTAAGGACTTTGTTCACGGGACTTGGAAGATAGCTAACTCGGAGGCGAACGCCATCAAGTTTGCTTTTGGCAAAGCCAGAAAAGGCAAAGAAA